TTAAAACTAGTTTTAATCTGCCAGTTTTACTAAATACTAATTGACATACACAAAAGACTGTGTATAATACTAACAATATAAATGAACGATAATTTTGAGGAGAGTTAATGGCACAGCCTAAAAAAGTTAATTATCTTAATAATAGAGATATATTAAAAGAAATACACAAAAGCAAGATGTCTTTTTGCTATCTTGCAGACGAAAAATATTCTATATTTGATATCATATTAGAAGATGTCAAAAAAATCAATAGAAACAGCATAAAATTAGCCAGAGAAAACAGGGCCGCTAGGATACAATATGATGGGTATCAGGCCGCAATGGCAACACATGATGTTAAGGATTATAAAAATAAACCCAAACAAAAAGAATTTGCTGTAGACCCTAAAGAGATACCCTTAGAGGATTTAGTATTTAGGGTTATGACATATGATCATATTCCAGATGCCCCAGGCAGAAAGAAAAATCCCAAAAACGAAGCAGAAACCAAAGAAAGAGTAAACTTCCCTGCATATAAACATTATGCTTATATAAATGATGAACTTAAAGAAGTTGCTAGAAGCCATTGGGAGGGCAGTTTAAGTAATGGGCACTTTAGTGTTTCTCATGGAACCCTAACAAATAAATTAGGAATCATGTTTTTAAAACTAGTTGAAAGATATAGTCATAGATCTAATTGGCGTGGATATACTTATGTTGACGAAATGCGAGGACAAGCAATTCTTCAATTAGCACAAATTGGATTGCAATTTAACGAAGCAAAATCAGATAATCCATTTGCATACTATACTGCGGCGGTTAATAATAGTTTTACAAGAGTTCTTAATATGGAAAAAAGGAACCAAACAATCAGAGACGATATTTTAATAGACTCTGGACATTTACCAAGTTATGGCAGACAAATAAGGCACGAAGAAGAAATGAGAGCCATTAGAGAATCTGCACAAAATGAATCAAACCCAGAATAATTTATGAGTCAGTTGTTTAAGACAGCGGCCTGTTTTACGGACATACATTACGGATTAAAACAGAACAGTCGTTTACACTTACAGGATTGTGAGAGATATGTTGACTGGTTTATTGCAGAAGCAAAAGCCAGAAATGCAGAAACTTGTATATTCCTTGGTGACTGGCATCATCACAGAGCAAGTGTTAATGTTGCTACAATGAATGCAACTATCAGAGATCTTAAAAAAATAAATGAAGCATTTGAAACTGTTTACTTTATAACAGGTAATCATGATTTATATTACAGAGAAAAACGTGATTTAAACAGTATTGAATACGCCAGAGACCTGTCTAATTTTGTAATGGTGGACGAACATTTTGTCCAAGATGACGTTGCTATTATACCTTGGCTTGTAGGGGACGAACACAAACAAGTAGCAAAGATGGATGTCAAATATATGTTTGGACATTTTGAATTACCTTACTTTAAAATGAATGCAATGGTAGAGATGCCAGACCACGGAGGTATAAACGACAAAATGCTGAGTGGTCCTGAATATGTGTTTAGTGGCCATTTCCATAAACGCCAATATAAAAATAATATACATTATATAGGAAATGCTTTCCCACATAATTATGCAGATGTAGGAGACGAAGAAAGAGGAGCAATGTTTTTGACATGGGGCGAAGAACCTCAATATGTAAATTGGGAAGATTGTCCTAAGTATAGAGTATTTACATTAAAAGAACTATTGGACAACCACCAAGATTTATTAGATGAATACACTTATGCAAGGGTAAAATTAGATATTAGTATTTCATATGAAGAAGCAAATTTTATCAGAGAAAAATTTGCAGAACAATATAAGGTTAGAGAATTACAACTTATTCCTGTAAAAGACGAAGAAGAATTTGAGGGCGGTGATATAAGTTTTGAAAGTGTTGATCAAATAGTTTTACAACAACTTGAAACAATAGAAAGCAACACGGTAGACAAACAAAAACTAATTGATATTTACAATGAGATCGAGATACAATAATAATGGGCAAATTAAGACAATGGTTTAGACGTTGGTTTGACAAACAAATAGAACTAAGTTTTCAACGTCAAGCAAACAAATTATTTTTAAAAGGTCAAAAGACAAAGAATGCTAAAAATTAAAAACATATCAGCAGGTAACTTACCAGATGAAGTAAATGTTATCATTGAGATACCAGCAAATTCATCTCCTGTAAAGTATGAGATAGATAAAGAGTCTGGTGCAATGTTTGTAGATAGATTTTTATCGTCTCCTATGTTTTATCCTTGTAACTATGGATTTGTACCAGATACATTAGCAGAAGACGGTGACCCTACTGATGTATTAGTTATAACACCGCATCCACTAATACCTCATAGTGTTATTACTGTTAGGCCCGTTGGTGTATTATTAATGACAGACGAAGCAGGAAAAGACTCTAAAATATTAGCAGTTCCTACAGATAATTTATCAGAGGCGTACAGACATATTAGATGCATTGATGATGTAGAAACAACACTTAAGAATCAAATTGAGCATTTCTTTAAGTATTACAAAGATCTAGACGATGGCAAGTGGGTGACTATTGAAGGATGGGGCGATGCCGAAGAAGCCAAGCAAGAGTTATTAAAGGATAGACATGCTAAAAATTAAAAACGTTTCAGCAAAAAACTTTATGAGTGTTGGCAACAACACACAGGCAGTTAATTTTGACAACTGCCAACTTACACTTGTATTAGGACATAACTTAGACATGGGTGGAGACGGTAGCAGAAACGGTACTGGTAAAACTACTATAATAAATGCATTAAGTTATGCACTTTATGGGGAAGCATTAACAAACATCAGACGTGATAACCTTATAAACAAAACAAACGGTAAAGGAATGATTACTACTGTTGAATTTGAGATTCAAGATAAAAAGTACAGAATAGAAAGAGGAAGAAGACCTAATATTTTAAAACTGTTTATAGACGGAGAGGATGTTTTAGATAATGAACAACAAGGTGATAGTAGAGAAACACAAAAAGAAATTGAAAAGATAATTGGTTTCCCTCATAATATGTTTAAGCATTTAATTGCTCTCAACACATACACAGAACCTTTCCTAAGTATGAAAGCCAATGACCAACGTGATATGATTGAACAGTTATTAGGTATAACTGAGCTTTCTAAAAAAGCAGAAGTTCTTAAAGAAAGACAAAAAGTTACTCGTGAAAGTATCAAAGAAGAAGAAATCAGAATAAATGCTGTGGAAGAAAGTAATAAAAGAATTGAAAAAAATATTAATGAGATAGAAAGTCGCAGTAGAGCCTGGGAAAAAAATAAGGATGACAAATTAATAGAGTTAGGCGAAAAAATTATTCGCATGGAACGAATAGATATTGATGCCGAATTAGAAAATCATAAATTGTTATCTACTATAAAAGAAAAAATTAATCAAAAAACTACATTAGAAGCAGATCAGAAAAGACTGACTAATAGTGCTGATCGCAGTAAAAATAAACTGGAAGAACTTAAAAGTAATTTAACAAGAGCCAAAGAGGGTGTATGTCCTGCATGTGGGCAAGATACAGCACATTTAGAAACACATGAGGAATATACCGAAGAATTACAGGAAAAAATCACAGCAGAAAAAGAATACTATGATGATTTAGAATTACAACTATTAAAAACATGTGGAGCAATAGATGAAATAGGTGATATTCCTGAAGCATCGGATGTATATTATAATACATTGGAAGAAGCATTAGAACATAAACATAATCTTGTCACGATGCAGTCAAATTTAGAAACAATGGCATTAGATGTAAATCCGTACATAGAACAAATAGAAGGACTAAAAACAACTGGTATACAAGAAATAAGTTTTGAAACAATGAATGAACTTACTCATTTACAGGAACATCAAGAGTTTTTATATAAGTTATTAACAAGTAAAGATAGTTTTATTAGAAAGAAAATAATAGATCAAAATATAGCATACTTAAATCACAGATTGGCACACTATTTGGATAAACTAGGACTTCCACATGATGTTAAATTTGCTAGTGATTTAGGTGTAGAAATTACAGAATATGGCAGGGACTTAGACTTTGATAATTTGAGCAGAGGTGAACGTAATAGACTTATACTTGGATTAAGTTGGGCATTCAGAGATATGTATGAAAGTTTAAATAGGCCTATGAATTTAATGTGTATTGACGAACTTATAGATTCAGGTATGGATACTATGGGTGTAGAAAATGCACTTGGCATACTTAAAAAGATGCACAGGGAACAAGGCAAAAACATCATGCTCATTTCTCACAAAGAAGAACTAGTCGGACGTGTAAATAATGTTTTAACAGTCGTTAAAGAAGGCGGCTTTACAGCATATAACACGGACACTGAGTATCTTGATGGCTAATTGGCTTTACAAAAACAAAACAGTAACAACATTACCAGACGATTGTGAGGCATTTGTATATCTAATAACGAATAACACAAATGGAAAAATGTATGTTGGTAAAAAATTAGCCAAATTCAAAACAACCAAACCTCCCTTAAAAGGTAAAAAGAACAAACGTCGTGGCACCAAAGAAAGCGATTGGCAAACTTATTGGGGTAGTAACGATCATCTCAAAGAAGACGTTGAATCATTGGGAGAAGATAAATTTACACGAGAAATTTTGTACTTTTGTTCCAGTCGAGGCATTGCAAGTTATTTAGAAGCAAAGGAACAATTTGACAGAAAAGTATTACTCACAGACGATTATTATAATGGAATTATCAATGTCAGAGTGGGCGGTTCAAAAATCCTCAAGGAAGAGCTCAAAGACATATAAGTAGGTGTGTTAAAACGAAAGTTAAAACACAATTCACTAAGGCATACAAAGGCACAAACATAGGACTATACACCGGCCCCAACAGAGGCAAATTAAATCTGGCTCCTTGACAATCCGGCAATGGCAACACCCGGTGCGAGATACTGGAGATGTATAGCGGCAAATGAGATACAAACACGACAA